GACATTCAATCTTGTGGTCTGACCAGTAATGAGCAATTTTGCTTTTGATTTTATCTATCATATTTATCTCCTTTGTTATTTTTTTTACACTTACATTTAGGTGCACTTAAAAAATTCCATATATTATCTAATGCACCAAAAAATGAATATATAAAACGATCAATCATTGTTCTTACAAAAACTCCTAATATTAATAAAATAAATAATAACCACATTATAACATAGACAATAAAATCTAGAAATAACCAGTATTTTTTTTCTAGCACTTCCAACGTCTTCTTGCAGCGCATATTCTCTTATCTGGAGTTTTACTACAATTAACGTTGTGCATTTTCATCTGTCCTGCGCTTCTTGCACAATAAGACTTTCTACGTTTAGATGCTTTGCTTCCTTTTTTAACTTTACCTGTAACAGCTGTTTTTAATTTAGATCCAGGATTAAGTCTTCTGTAAGCCTTAACACCGGCCGTAGTCATTCCCGCACCTGATTTAGTACTACGATAGTTTTTCTTGTTACGAGCAGGCATACCGCCTTTAGCAAAAGATTCTATCTCTAATCCTAAATCAGCGTAGTAATCCATCTTACGTAAATGTAATTGTTACTCCAGTAGTTCCTGCAATAGTTGCATGAACACCTTCTACAAATAAAATTCCAGAACCTGGTACATATTCAGACAGTCCTTCAGTTCCGAATAAATATGTAGCAACAACATCTCCTGTCACTCCACCTGTTCTTAAAATAATAGAACCACTTGCGTTTCCTTTCCCTTGAATAGATGTAACTCTAGCTCTTTTAGTCGTAGGGACCATTTGTGCAGTACTTGTAGCATGTGCTACCGACTGATCTGATGTGAAACTTCCTCCACCTGACATAATTTTCTCCTTTATTTTGTGGCTCCCGAAGGAGCCACTAGTTTATTATTATTACGCTACTGCTGCACCTGTAGTAACATCTACAAAGTTAGTGCCATTACCAAAACAAAGTGATCCAGTTAAAGACGCACCTGTTGCATCTGAAACATAAATTAACTTACCAGCTGTTGCTGTTGGTAGAGTTGCTAGTGTAAAAGTTGGAGCAATAAAACCGTTGTCTGATAATACTGGTCCTGAAAAAGTAGTGTTTGCCATAATAGTTTCTCCTGTATAGCGGTTAAATTTTGTAGTCTCTATACCGTCTGACTAGTCAGTCTACAAAATTATATTATCTAGTGTTTATATTATACATAAAAAAAGGGACAGAGTAAACTCCGCCCCTTTTAAGTAACCTTTTACGGTTTAATAGTTTGACTATTAACTAGTAGGTAATTTTCCGTTACCAAATACCGCTCTTGGATCAGACCATCCAAAAGAGTATCTTTCTCTAGCTTTAAATCTAACGTTTCCTGTATCGAAATCACCTTCCATAGCAGTTTTAATTGGACTTCTAATGAAGTGTTTAAAACCGTTAGGTGCATCAGTTAACAAGAAGAAAGCATCCGGATCAGTTAGGAAGTTATTAACAACATAACCTTCTGGAACCATTCCCATGTTAGCGATTGCATTGATATCGTTATCAGCAGTTCCGACTCTTTGAGGAGACTTCATAATTCTCTCAGCAGTAAATTGTAATTCTTTTGGAATTATCATTTTTCTACCTTGAGAAGCAATTTTTAATCCTCTTTCATCTACAAAAGATGAAATATCGATTAACGACTGCTCAAGTGAAGTTTCGTTAAGGTCGGCAGCAGTAGCTAGTACATTCGAGAATGTACCACCTGTAGCTAACGGGTGAGCGTTGTTTATTAATGAAACACCATCTCCTCCGTTAAATCCAGTGCTTTTCTGTGCATTGTTTAACACAGACGCTGCTTTAACTTGCTTCGTGTTCGACATAGATCTTGCAAGAGCTCTTGTGTATCTTGCAGCTAATCTGTCGTACAGGTTATCTTCGATTGCTTCCTCAGTAATAGAGAATGCTAAAGCGATTGTTTCGTGTGAGTATCTTGCTGTGAAAGTTTCACCTGCTTGATCAAACACTACTCCCGCACCTTCTTGTTTAACTGGTGCTGAAGCGAAACCGCTTAACATTACTTCTTCTTCAAAAGCTCTGTCAGATGTTTCAGACGGGAAAATCTCCGCATGTTGATTTTCATATCTGTTATATTCCAGGCCGAATAAAGCATTCAAACCTGGCTCTAGTTCTTTAACTAGCTGTGCTCGTGATATTGCCATAGTTATTCTCCTTTATTACGCTATACCTGTTCCACTTCTAAAGAAGTGGTTGTTGATTCTAACAAGAATGTTAGCATTAGACACAGTCACATCTGAGTTATCAGGATCTTGTGAAATGTCTATCGCTTGAACAACAAACGTTGTGTTAGTTCCAGAAGAACTAACGTCTAGTTGTACTTTTGATATTCCTGTTTGTGTAACACCAGTAGTGTTTGTAACGTGATAGTTTTTAAACAAATCCGCTCTAACAAAACTCTGATCCGCATCCATTAAGAATACTGCATCTGGATCGTCAACAACAAAGGCAGTAAGATCGCCTTGAGTTGGTGTAACTCCACCAGGGTAGTAATTCTTATAAGTTGGTTTCTGAGTAGTTGGATCGTTATAAAAAACTCCGTTAAAAACGCCCACAACAGCAGCACCATTTCCAGCAGTATGTCTTTCGATGTTTCCTGTAGAAACAGGAACTACCAAGTCACCTTGATAAATCGCAGTGCCATAGCCTGGTTTAATTGTGTATCTGTTTTGAGCACCTACTAATGGTGTACCGTCTAGTTTTCTGTGCGGTCTTAGACCGAACTTTTCTAGTTGATTTGCCATAGTTGTTTTCTCCGTTTTATGTTTAGTTTAACTCCAAGCTAACTCGGTAGGTAATGCAAAAAAACTATTTTTTACGACTACCACCAAAGGTAACTCTAGATTGCCTATCAATATTGATTGGCATTTCTGGTCGTTGTTCCTTCATTAGATCATTATCAACCGCTTCGATTTGGTCTTGAGTAATTTTATCAAAGTACTCAGCACGGCTTTTTAATATCTCTTCAGGTATCCTTGCCAACACAAGGCCACCGATTCCTATACACCCTTGATACTGTCCCTGATTTATAATTGGGTACTTGTGTATATCAGCAGAATTTTTCATTTCTTCTGCTCTTACAAATTCCCAACCCTCTCTAAGTTTTTTGGTTACATTAGCTGTATCCTCAAACCCTGCTATGCTCGTTCGTATCCAACGATGTGCATAACCCTGTGGTGCAGGTGGTGCGTCTAAACTCGATGGTGGAGCCCAAGCGCTAGGTTTTTTTTCTTGTTGCCTAGTCTCTGACTGGCGTGAGGTTCTTTTGATATTATCCATTTGCATTCTCCTTCACGTATTTTGCGTATTCCTCTAGTGGCACCCCTAGTTTTTTAGCGATAACTATTTGTGACTTGGTGAGTTTCACTGATCGGCGTCCGGTTTGATTTCTTTGTGCAGAAGCAACAGTTTGGACGGGTTTCTTTTGCTCCTGTGGTTGACTAAATCTATGAGGAAAATTTTCCTTCATAACTTTATCAATTTCATTATAGTACTCATCACTCTCTGCGTCAAACCCCTGCTCTACAAGATCGTTATGGGCTTGAAACGCTGCACTTGTCATGATTTTATCGCTACCGAACCATTCGTTCTTTTCAGCCCATCCTTTGGCTTTACTAGAAGGTGGAGCAACATTTGCTTGAGGTGCTTGTTGTATTGGTTGTTCTATTTTAGCTTCAGATTTAGCTATTTCTTCTTTAGCGTCTTCTTCGGCTTGTGTCATCTTAACTTTTTCTGCTTCTACGGCTAATGTAGCTATTCTAGAATTTGCATCAGCTATTTTATCAGCATCTTGATCTGCAATAGCATCTCTTAAAGCTTTTTTTGCATCTTCTTGTTCAGCTATAACCCTAGCAGAAAATTGTTCTATGTAACTTTTACTAGTTTTTGAAAATCTAGTTTTAGTATCATCAAGTTGATTTTTTAAACCTTTAGCATAATCTAAAGCAGCTTTTTCTCTTCGTTCAGATTCTCTAATTTTAAAAGTTAATTTATCTATTCTTCTTTTAACTTTTTCAGAAACATCAGAAAGACTATCTTCTTTTATTTCTGGTTTAATTTCTTCTTTTATTGTTTCAACTTTAATACCTTCAATGCCTTCAGGTTTAGGTTCTGTATAACCTAAATCAACTTCTTGTTTTGGTAATTCAGTTTCTGAAACTTCAACTTGTTGTTCTTCAACTTGAAGTGTTTGTTCTTTTACTCCATCAGTATCTAATTCAACTTCTGGATTTTTTATATTTTCTGTGTCTTCCATAGTAGCTCCTGTTTAATTGCGTATGTGTTAGTATGCGTGCAAAATATCCTCCGGATTATTTATCTTAGCGATTATTTCATCATCATTTAAGATACGAACTTCTCCGCCTTCTATTTTGAACCTAGATCCAGCATAACGTCCAAAAATAATCCAATCACCCTTTTTACACCAAGGGCCTTCTGGAAATTTTTGTTTGTCTTTGTAGCAAAGATCCCCCATTTTCAATACATATGCACATACGGTAGTCATCTGTATTGTTTCTTGAGTTGTGTCAGAAAGATAAAGTCCACCTTTAGTTTTTTTAGGACCAGCGTATGGTAAAACTAAAAGTCTATAACCAGTTGGTGTAGGTAATCTATCTAAAAGGTCTTTGTTACCTTCAACAGCTTTAGCGTCTAACTGGGTATCTTTGATTTCATCTTTGGATTTGTAAGCATCAAGTAATGCTTCTTTTTTTTTAGGTACTTCCTTTGAAGTCTCTAAGTTCTTTGTCATTTAGTAGCTCCTGTTTTTCTTGCAGGTCTTTAAGATCCTGAAGCAAAGACTCTAGGCCTTTGATTTGTCCTCTAATATAATGTAATTGTTCTAAATTGTCAACGGAGTACACTAAAGTGTCTTTTAAAGACTCTACTCTTTTTTCTGCTACTCTTCTTACTAATGGATAGTCTATAATCATTAATTTCTTTTTAGTGATATCTTATTTTTACCTTGTTTAAGTAACATAAAACCATATTCATTTACTATAATTTTTAATACAGCATCCATATCAAATTTTGGATAGTCATCAAAAACAAACACCGTGCCAGCATGAGATCTTTCTCCAAAAAAAATTGATTCTTTAATAACATCAATTGTTTTATGGGGTCCGTCAAAATGGACTAAATCATAGTTTGTTTTTAATTCTTTTTTGTCTCTGTAAATAGGAACTCCGTCTTCAAAACGTTTCATAAATTCATCATCACCTAATTGATACAAAGTAAAATTTGGATAATCTAAATCTTTAATTAATTGTTGCTTCATGGTGTTGGTATAATCAGCTGTATAAGAACCAGAATTATCATAATGTTGATAATCTAAATTACCATAGGGGTCTATACCTATATGCCAATGTTTTTTTTCACTTAATTCGTTTAATATTATTTGAGAACCTTTTCCTTCTCTTACGCCAATCTCCGCAGTAAATAAATTATCACTTTCTAAAGTATTACAAGCTTCTTTTAAGATTTCGTATTCTGTACTATCACCTTGAATCATACAAGGGTTATATATTAATTATAGCAAAAGTAAATAGCTTATATTTTTTGCATTCTTGGATCAGTTGATAAAATATTTTTTTCTGCTTTTGGTCTAGCAATTGAATCTCTACTTCTTTTTCTAAGTTGAGCAATAGCAGATTCTTTCATCTGTTTTTCTTTTTTAAGTTTTTGTAAGTCTCTTTCTAAGTTCATTTCTTGCCTCCCCTAAATATTTGAGTTCCCTTTATCCCATAAATACTCGCCACGACAAGAATCCAGAGATTTGTAAACCAGCTCGGGAGTTGAGAGAACATATCAAAAAATAATTTCACCTTGTCCATCGCTGTCGGGTCATCCGATACGACTGCCCACGCCAAAATTAACACGGGGGTCGATAAAATTATGAGAACCGCCTCGTCCTTCCAGTCCGATTGACGTGCTTCTAAAAGTTTTCCTTGGTAAGCTTCTTCACCTCGGGCTTGTTTTTCTGCATGTAATAGTTGTGCATCTGACATAGCCATCTTAGCTTTTTGTTTGTTTGCGTAAATTTTACTTCCAGCAGAAACTGCTAATTTTATTGCTTGAAACCACATTATTTTTTATACCCCTTATGAGCACTGTTTTTCATAATACTACCATCAGGCATTCTATGATAACCAGCTTTTACCACTTGTTTGCTTCCTTTGTTTAATTTTACTGGAGGCACTTGGGGGTTTGGGCCACGTTTAGGTGGTG